TGGAAGATGTGGAAGATGTGGAAGATGTGGAAGATGTGGAAGATGTGGAAGATGTGGAAGATGTGGAAGATGAGATGGGATGTCGTACTGCTGGGGCTGATGCAAGAAGACGCCTTTCTTCAGCATCAATCTGATCACGAAGCGCCCGTTCTTCAGAAGACATCGAGGTCGGTCGTCTCCAACCCATAAACTGAGTGCGTTCAGCTTCCGTAAGAGGAGTATTTCTCGACGATGTGGAAGATGAACTGGAGTATTGGACTGCTGGAGCCGCTGCAGGTCTTACCGGTGCTGGTGCCGCTGCAGGTCTTACTGGTGCTGGTGCTGCTGCCGCTGCAGGTCTTGCCGGTGCCGGTGCTGGTGCTGCAGGTGCTGCAGGTCTTCCAAGCGTTGGCGTGGACCGGGACAAACTTGTTAAGGACGAGGATGAGGACGAGGACGATCGAAGTGCATTACTTGATTCCTCCTCAGAATAACATGTATCACTACATGCAGGAGATGACAATAACGGCATACCTGATCTGGTGCTATTAATTGTCATTGTTCGTTGATCAGGTGGCAGCTCTTTCATCCGATTCAATCGCGCAACATTTTGACGATCCTCCTCTAAAATACGTGCACGTCGCTCTTCAATAGCATGTTTGCAGTCTTCGGTAGCTCTTGCGGCACTTTGTCTTGACATTGATTCTACACGAGCCATTCTAGCTGGGTCTACCACGTAATGTTCCTTTGCTGCTCGATCGCGACCAAGTGCGCGCAATTCATTTGAAACTGTCTTAGTCTCGCGCTCACGTCTCTCAATCTTTGCGGTGATTTTGTCAACCGGTTCCGGTGGGTTTTGCAGTGGTCCAAGTGTCATTCGCTGTTGAGCGTAAACAAGTCGAGCGATTTCCCTTTGTTGAACACAGAGGGTATCCTGGTCAGAGTCAGTATCAGGGTTCGTTTCAGCAGATCTTTGCTGTTTCCGAGGGGTTTCCATTGCGGCGGGTCTAGTGTGTTCGACACTAGTTGATACGGATAATTCGGATTGGAAACGAAAGATGGCATTGAATTTTACCAATTTGATCTCAAGAGTTGCGAGCTCTTTCAAAAAATCGCGAATCTTCCTATCGAGATATGTCCGTTTTTCTTGATCGGACACCTTCCCCCTCGATTGACGTGCCTTGATAAGGTTTTGTTGAGTCCTTGCCATAGTTTCTTGATAAATCTCATAAAGATTTCTCAGTCTTGACAAATCATCTTCACTCAATTTGCGGTCCATTGCACCTGCAGGAATATCAGGGTTGGTTTCTGACTCTTCTGGCTCATGCTTTTGTTCAGCAGGAGCCGCAGCCGCAACACCGAAGGGGGGCATTTGCCCCGAACCAACTGGCCCCGGGTCTCTGACCTGGACAGGGACTGGAACAGGAGCCGCAGCCGCGGCCGCGGCCGCCATTTTTGCGGCATGTTTTTCGGCTTGTCGCCTACGATATGCGTTAAAATCATCTTCTTGTGAAACGGTTGGTTGAACGGGGTCCATTTTGGGTAATATACAAATATTTACCATCAATTTTCCACGATGACGATTTAAAAAATGATTCTATCATCATATAAATAGTTAGACTATGGAAGACTTATTGTATCCAACAACCTCATTTCAGGCGCCAGCCGACATCGATTTCAACCAAGATACGTGGACAATCATCGAGTCGTTTTTTGAGCAGCCTCATATATTGGTTCGCCATCATATCGAAGCTTTCAACGATTTGATGGATAACCGTCTCAAAAGGATTATCGAGGAGCGCAATCCGAAGATATTCCGCGCCGAGTACGATCCGCAATATGAACGTCATATGAAAGAGTTCCATGTATCGTTCACAAATCTGTATGTTGCCCGACCGGTGATTAAAGAGCCAAACGGTGCAATTCAGCCGATGTATCCCCAATCTGCCCGCCGTCGTAATATGACATATGCAGCCGAGATTTTCTGTGATATTCATCACAAATTGGTCCGTCATATGCCAGATGGTCGATCGGAGAACATCGAATACCCGGTCATCGAGAAACATCCAATCGGCATGATTCCCATTATGTTGGGATCTCGCTACTGTGTTTTGTCCGGTATCAGTAATCGATCTTTGCAGGAGTTCGGCGAATGCGTTTATGATGACGGTGCGTATTTCATTATTCGCGGAGCAGATAAAGTCCTCATGTGTCAAGAAAAGAAGTGTGATAACAAGGACTACTGTTTCGGTCGTAATAAGATCACATCGATGTCGAAATACGGCTATATTTCAGAGATTGTATCTGTCGATCATTCAGCATCGTACAATTCGAACAAGAAGGCGCAGATTATGATCACTGTAAAGGACAACCCTTATGGAGGCAAGGGGATTTTTTTCAAGCTGCCTTTGTTTGCCAAGGATGTGCCGGTGATGTTGATTTTCAAGGCGCTGGGATATTGTAACGATGCGGAGATCTTGGAGATCATTGTGCACGATATTGATGACCCGGCGAATGCCGATATTATCGCCTTCTTGCGTGCAAGTTTGGAAGCGGATGCCCAAATTCGCAATCAGCGTGTTGCGGTGGAGACGTTGTCAAGATCAATCAACACAACTATTGTCGATCTTCCACAGGCCGAGCAGCCTCGTTTAAAGAAGGTTTTCGATCAGTTACAGCGCGAGTTGTTTCCCCATATGGGTCCCCAGATTCAGAATAAGATCTATTTCCTGGGGTATATGATCAACAAGTTGATTCAAAAGGCGCTGGGTCGCATTCCGTTTGATGATCGCGACAGTTTCATCAATAAGCGCATTGAGAATGTGAGTGAATTGATCGGTCAATTGTATCGGACCAATTTCAATAAGATGATTAGGGACATGGAGAAGAAGATCATCAAGGAGATCAATGCTGGTCGAATCGATGACATCTACAGTCATTTGAAGAAGGATGCTCGTGCTCCGAATATCGAGAGTGGTATTAAATACGCATTCTCAACGGGTAATTGGGGTGGCAAAAACATGATTGTTAAACACGGTGTAGCGCAGATGTTAGCCCGCAAATCGTACATCCAATCAGTGGGCGACAAGCGTCGTATTGTAGCGCCTTTCGACGCTTCGAGTAAGCAGGTTGAACCGCGTAAATTGAATGCGACGACATGGGGTATGTTGTGTCCAATGGATTCACCAGAAGGCCACAATGTCGGTAAAATGAAGAATTTGGCACTAACTGCATATGTTACAATTGATGCGAATCAAGAGCCGGTAAGGCAGGCGATCATGGATTTGGGGACAATATTGTTCAATGAAATCGAATTGACATCGATGTCGGGTTTCACAAAGGTGATGTTGAACGGTACATGGTTGGGTGTGATTGCTCGTCCGGCGAATCTTGTCCGTGAATTGCGGAAGATGCGTCGGAAGGGTATCATTAATATTTACACATCGATTGCGTGGAACATGGAGTCGAATGAGATTCAAGTGTTGACGGATGCGGGTCGAATGTGTCGCCCATTGTATATTGTGCAAAACAATGCACTTATGTTGACCCCGGAATTGATACAACGACTTGCAGCACATGAATTGACTTTCATGGATCTGTTGACTCAAGGTGTTCAAGATGACAACGGAGAGGAAATGGGAGTCGTGGAATATTTGGATACGAATGAGACGGATTGCAGTATGATTGCGATGACATATGAGGATTTGAAGCAGAATCGCCGTGATAACGACGTGTTCTATATTTACACTCATTGTGAGTTGCATCCGAGTCTTATGATGGGCGCAGTGGTTGCCCAAGTGCCGTATCCTGAACACAATGATGGTGTTCGAAACATTTATTCGGCGGCGCAATCCAAGCAATCGATTTCGATTTATGCGACGAATTTCAATGAGCGTCTTGATACGACATCGCATGTGCTCGATTATCCTCAACGTCCTGTTGTAAGTACTCGAGCTGCTCGATATACGAAATTGGAGCGGATTCCGGCAGGAATGACGGCCATGGTCGCGGTTGCATGTTATGAAGGCTACAATCAGGAGGATTCATTGATATTCAATCAACAGGCAATCCAGCGTGGATTGTTTGGTGCGCAGATTTATCATACATATAAGGACGAGGAGAAGCGTAATCAGTCGAATTTGGAAGAGGAGCGATTTTGTCGACCTCAGCGATACTATCCGAATGGTCAAGTGATGACGGAGGAGTATAAGAGTGCCAATTATGACAAGTTGGATGACAACGGTTTTATCCGAGTTGGTGAGCAAGTTCGTGATAACGATGTTTTAATTGGGAAAGTGATTCCAGTGCGAAATCCTGGTCAAGGTGCTAAATTCAAGGATGCGTCAACATTGGCGAAACCGAATGAAGTTGGATTCGTTGATCGTGTCTATGTGAACACTGGAGCCGAAGGGTATCAGTTTTGCAAAGTGCGAGTGCGATCCGTATGTCGTCCGATTATTGGCGACAAATTTGCGGCACGTCATGGCCAGAAGGGCACTATTTCGATGACATATCCTCAAGAGGACATGCCGTCAACTGCGGATGGTGTGACACCGGATATTATCATTAGTCCTTGGGCTTTCCCGAAGCGTATGACAATTGGATATTTCATGGAATGTGTTGCGTCAAAGATCGGTTTAGCGAAGGGTGTTGAGATTGATGGAACTCCGTTTATGGGATACGATAAAATGGAGTTGGGTGAAATTCTGCAAAATGTTTGCGGTATGCATCATTCTGGAACACAAATCCTGTATAATGGGATGACAGGAGAACAGATCCAAGTCAATATCTTTATGGGACCGATTTACTATTATCGACTTAAACATCTGGTTTCCGCTAAGATTCACTGCAGAACTACGGGACCTACAACGATTTTGACACGTCAGCCAACTGAGGGGAGGGCAAGGGCGGGGGGTCTCCGCATAGGAGAAATGGAAAGGGATGCATTGTTATCGCATGGAATCACTGGATTCTTGAAAGAGAAAATGTATGATTTATCGGACAAATATTATGTTGTTACATGTCGACAATGTGGATCGATGGCAGTTGCAAATCCGACACGAAATCTGTTTCAATGTCGGATTTGTCCTCCAGGCCGATCATCTAGTTTTTCGAAAATCATGATTCCGTATTCATGTAAGTTGTTTTGGCAAGAGTTGTATGCGATGACATTGTCAGCTCGAGTGTTCGTGTAATATGATCACGATCATAACATTAATTATATGACTTTTTCAAGGACATCCCAATATGATGGGTCATCTCCATCGAAAAACATGTAAACTACCCATGTAGATCCAATGTCAACAGCTGGTAAAGGATTTGTTCTCCATTGTTCAAGGCGACGCTTTAGCGCCTCATGACGCTGTTTAATCTGCATTTGCCGACCTCTAATCGGTTTATACCGATCTGGATTGTATCGAATAAACAGTGTTGGACATTGTAATGTTTGTGTTATATTCACCATGCGAACTTGTTCGC